GAATCTCATTATAATTATGAACCAACTATAGATTATAAGGTTTCAAGCGGCAGTCTTTTGCTTGATTATTTTCTAGCTGGTGGTATTGGCACTGGATTGCATCGATTCTGTGGAATCAATGAAGGCGGCAAAACGAGTTGCGCTCTTCAGTTTATGAAGAACTTCTTAGATCAACCTAAGAAGCGCAAAGGATTTTATATCAAAGCTGAAGGTCGATTGAGCAATGAAATGATCACTCGCTCTGGAGTTAAGTTCGTATTTAATGAAGAAGAGTGGGTTGAAGGTACATGTTTTGTTTTTGAATCGAACATTCATGAAACCGTATTTGATGCAATGCGAGAACTGGTTGGTAAGAATGATGAGAAGATGATGTATTTCTTTCTCCTAGATTCTGTCGATGGTTTGATTAGAAAGGGTGATCTTGATAAAACCTTCGAAGAGTCGCAAAAGGTTGCTGGCGGTGCAGTAATCGCAGCAGATCTTATGAAACGCATGTCTATTGCTCTGCAAAAGCGTGGACATATCGCAGTATTTATTTCTCAAGTTCGTGCTGATATCAAACTTGATCCATATAGCAAGGCTCCAATTCGTCAAACTACTGCCACAGGTGGCAACGCTTTGTTGCACTTTGCTAACTGGATTTTTGAATTTGATGCTCGTTTTAAGGGTGATCTAATTCTTGAAGATCCTAACGCTTCTTACGATGAGCAAAAGAATCCATATCTTGGACACTTTGTGAAGATCGTTGTAAAGAAATCTCCAAATGAAAGAACTAATTGCACTATTCGATATCCAATTAAATATGGAAGAAAGAATGGTACTTCTAATTGGGTAGAAAAGGAAATTTTTGATTTTCTAACTATGTGGGAGATCGCCATTAAGAAAGGTGCTTGGATTAGTTTTGACGAAGAGTTTCTTAACACTTTGAAGGAAGCTGGTTTTACAGAATTTCCTGCTCAAATTCAAGGAGCAGCAAAGTTCGAACAAATTGTAAACGACAATGAAAAACTTAAGAATTTCTTTTTTAAGTATATTAGCGAAAACCTATTAAATTTTGGCGATGGAATTTCTATCTCTGAGCAATAAGAAAAGACGCTGCAAAAATGCTCGCAATTATTTAATTAATTGGAGCATGGATAGCCGTAGTAAATTTCAAACTGAAGCTAAGAAATTTTTACGAAACTATTGGCAGCACAACATTGTGTTCGAAGAGTTTCCTATTGTAGGAACTCGTCTTACCTTGGACTTTTATAATGCTAATAAAAAAATAGCTATAGAAGTTCAAGGTAGGCAACATACTGGTTTTGTTAAATTCTTTCATGAAAACAGGATGAATTTTCTTCATCAATTAAATAGAGATAAGAAAAAAGAACGTTTTTGTGAACTTAATGAAATTACACTTGTAACTATATTTGAAAATGATATAATAAATAAAGATCTTTTCGAAAGTCAAGGTGTAATATTATAACATGAAGAAGGACTCTCAATCAGAGAATTTTAAACAATTTAAAATTCCTGAAAATTATTTTAATAAACTCTACGAGTTCAGTGGGTCCGATGAATCCTCTAAAGGATTTATAGTGGCTTATGTCTCCCAAGATGGATGCCCAATGATTTATACTAAAGTGGCTAACCCAATCGTAGAAATGGGTCTAGTTAAGGCTTTGGAGAAGTATTTAGATGAGGTAGACAAGGAGCAGAATTCCATTGACATGACTGACGAGCCATGATAATGTTCGCTCGGAATGATTTATTCGTATGATTTAGAGACTCAGTTGCTTGCTGGACTGATTAAATATCCAGAAAGATACGCTGATGTCGCATCTTTCATTACAGAAAGAGATTTCTGGAGCGAGAGTTCTAAGATAAATAGAACTATTTTTTGCGTACTTCGTCAAACCATAGACAATGGTGAAAGAATTGACGACGTAGTTATTTCTCAAAGAGTAAAGAATTTTGGAGTAACTTTTGAAGACAATATTAATCCATCTGATTATATTGAATCTTTATCTCTTAAAAAGATATCTCCAGAATCTATCACAAGTGTTGCTAAAGAATTGAAGAAATACACCATTCGTCGTGAGATCGCGATGTGTGGAGCAGATATCAACAAGAAGATGAAGTCTATATCTCCATCTTCTGATTACAATGTTATCATCGAAACCGCTGATAAACTTTATAATGATCAAATTAATTTGTACGAAACTGGCACAGATCAGCCAGAAAATATTTTTGATGAAATGGAAGCTCTTATCGAAGAGCGTGGAAATAATCCAGTTACTGAATTTGGATTTGCTGGCCCTTATCCGAAGACTCAAGATATGTACGGTTCTCTTCTTAGACCGGGAAATATTACAGTCATTGTTGCTCGTTCTGGCGTAGGTAAGACTCAATTATGTTTAGATTTTACAACTAAAGTTTCTGAGCAATATAAAGTTCCAGTTCTTCATTTTGATAATGGAGAAATGAGCAAAGAAGAACTAATTTTTAGACAATGTGCTGCGTTATCTAAAGTTCCAATGTATCTTCTTGAAAGCGGAAACTGGCGCAAAGCTGGTTCAGAAATTGTTGATAATGTAAGATCAGTTTGGCAATCTCTGAAAGACAGATATAAACATCTTTATTATTACAACGTTGGCGGAATGAGCGTTGACGCTCAAATAAGCGTATTGAAGCGTTTTTATTATTCAAAAATCGGTCGAGGCAATCCTCTTATTTTTAGTTTCGACTATATTAAAACTACAAGTGAAAATAGCGGCAATAAAAATGAATGGCAGCTTGTTGGCGAAATGGTTGATAAATATAAACGTTGTATTCAAAGAGATATTAAGAATGATAAAGGTCCATGTATTTCAATGATGACTTCGGTTCAGTCTAATCGCGCAGGTATTGTAACCAATAAGAGCGCCGCAAATGTAACTGATGATGAAAGTATTGTATCTCTATCAGATCGTATCACTCAGTTTTCATCTCACATGTTTATTCTTCGTCAGAAAACATTTGACGAACTACAAAACGAAGTGGGTTTTGGAACTCATAAACTGATTAATATCAAAGCCCGTCATTTGGGTAAAGATATTGCTGGCGCTATTAATCCAGTAAAACTCCCTGACGGAAGTCTTAAAAAGAATTTTATAAATCTAGAAATTGCTAATTTCTGCGTCACTGAAAAAGGTGATTATAGAGATATCGTTGATTCTCTTAGCGCAACCGCAAATGTAGCCAAGGATAATAATGACGACGTACCTAACCTCGATTGATAATCAAGCAGAAGCAATTGAAAAAACTCTGATCGATCTTGGGTATCAACTTTCAGATCGCGGAAAATATTGGCAATGCAATGCTGTTTATCGTGATGGCGATAATAGAACTGCTCTACAAATTTGGAAAGATACTGGAATCTGGAAAGATTTCGTAGCCAACACTTCTTACCAACCCTTTAAAAGGCTTCTTGAGCTTACTTGTAAAGACGATTCTAAAATAGAAGAAATATTAAATTCAATTAAGAATAATAATGATCCTTATATAGAATCAATTAGAACACCTAAAATGGAATCAGATCAATTTCTTGACCATAGCGAAATAAAAACTTTGCTTCCGCATTATGACTTTTACAATAATAAAGGCATAAGCTCTAAAACTCTTGAACTATATCAGTCTGGTTTTTCCATGTCTGGTAAAATGAATGGGCGTTTTGTATTTCCTATATTTGATGAAAATAAAAAAGTAATTGGCATTAGTGGTAGACATCTACTATGGAAACCTAACTATATCGCTCCCAAATGGAAACATATAGGCAGAAAAGGTAATTGGATATATCCAATAAATCTTCAAGGCGAAGATAATAACATATTTAAAAAGACTATTGAAGAAAAACGCTCTATAATTCTTGTTGAAGGTATTGGCGATAGCCTAGCTTTATCCGAGCAAGAATATTATAATCATATTGTAGTTTTTGGTCTAGAAATTAGTTCAAAACAATTGTCATATCTGATGTCTTTATCTGTTGATGAAGTAATCATCTCCACCAACAACGATTCAGATAAAAGCGATAATCGCGGCTTACAAGCTGCCATTAAAATATTCTTAAAACTTATTAAGTATATTGATATTGATAAAGTTAAAATTAAACTTCCTATTTGTAAAGACTTTGGCGAAATGCTAGAGAAAGGTATTACAATTGAACGATGGCAGAACAAGAAAAGAGATAGAATAACTCAAGTAGAATACATTCTTGATTATGTATATAATAACGATAAGGATAAAAAGACAATTTCTATTCTTAAAGATTATTTAGAAAGTCTAAAGCTT